TTCATCTGATCTAATTCGTCTTGAGATTCTATTTCTTCCTCATTTCTGAACCTTAACCACGTATCATTTATCCCCAACAGTCCCCCCAGGATTGTAGCTAATTGCTGTTTTGTAACTTTTGCCACGTCATTTCCTTTTACAACCAACGCATAATCAAAGTCCGTCAACTGCGATACTTCATTTAATTTTTTATCTGCCATAATCGTATTTTTTTTTAATTATTTATTACTACTTGATTTTCTACCACTTGAACATAGCCACCCGAAACAAGATTTTCCAAATCGAATGCCATGCCTATTCCACTGTCACGGATACAGAGATAAAGAACTTCCTTATCGGTGTAATACTTGCCTTCCTCCAGTACCATGTTATGTACCCAAGGTATAGGATCATCCAATGTACCGGAGTGTTCTATCTGCACAACCTTGTACAAGGATTCCGTACCCGTTCCCGGCTTCCAGTCCTCCTGCGGTGTATGTTTCTGTACAACCTCGTAGAGTGTACCATCATAGCGGAACCGGAACGACACATCAACTTCCGTACCTATCAGATCTTCCCATGCCGGAAAATAGTCTTTCTTTAACAATGCTTCTTCTGTAGTAAGCCCGGCATTGTTGATATTCGCTGAGATATCATTGAGCAGCGTATCCACACGGTCAAGTGCTTCAACGTCTATAGCCGCCATATCAATAAATGATGCTTCGGCAATCATCTGCTCCTTCTGCTTCGATGTGATCTCTTTCCACACGGCCACATCCTCAGGGCTGTTTATCAACACCTGATTTTCAAATCTTCGTTCCGACAGAGGCATATCCTCGGCCTGTGTCAGATAACAATCATAACCTGCTTGTAATATCATCCTTGTTCCTCCTTTTCTTTTGTGTCCAAATAATCGTTTATGGAATCCGCATAAACTCCCGAAAACAACGGCGTACAGTCGCGTATAATTCGTATTTCCCGTTCATCGTAATCTACTTCTCCTTTGCCAGAGTAAATCTTATGAGCCAGAGAACTGGCGGCTATGCCCGGAACATTTGTGTATATGGCATTAGCCAATGACTCCGCAATATCCATCTCAACTCTGATATCCTTCTTTATCCCTGTGTAACAAGGAAATTTTGTAAAATCTATTTTCATAATTTATATTTTTAATTCCAACAATCAATCCAGTTCATAAACCACTTGTTATTATGCTTGTCATAATACATTGCTGCCGCCTTTGACTTGGCCAAACCTATCGAAGTGCTGACCTCCCCGGAATTCCAGCCGACAAGATTTGTTCCGGCTATGGTCACATCACCACCAGAAACGTTTCTTATCCAGTAGAACTGCCCGTCTTCCGCAGTGGACGGAACAGTCAGCGTAATACCGGACGTTACAGCCATGATAACACTATCCATCACTGACAAAGTTGTGCTCTTGCTTATTCTGCGCAATCTGAGCCTAAACCCACAGATGTCCCCCTTGACGATATACAACGCATGATTCCCGGTATACTGAAAATCATTATCATCATAAGCATGGGAACCTTGTATGTCAAAATACATGCCCACATTGCCATACGCCGTATTCGTTATATTCCTATTAACCGAAATACGGGATGGGCATAATATTGCCCCCCCACTAGATGAAGGAAAAGTATCCGCTCCAATAAACACGCTTGAATAACTTCCGGTAAATCTTACCAAGTTGGCGGAAAGGAGCATGGCATTATTCCCGGAAACCGATTCCATACTTGAAGTGGAAATATTAAAACCGCCAATATTTCCACCTGTGGCAGTTATTGTCCCCGTGATATTTGCCTTCGTTGCAACAAGATTCCCTTCCTGATCCACCCGGAACGGAGCACTGCCCGGAACACCACCGCCAGCCCATATCCTTACAGGTGTCGTACCGGCTTCCTTGCTGCTTCCTCCTGTAAGACCGGCTACAACATTGTTATTTGAGTCCTTTATTATCAGTTCATTGCCTTGGACGAAATCAAGACTGGCGTTCTTGGCAATAATAAGACTGGTATAGATGGGGCCAACATTACTTAATTCCGTCCAGTAGGTAGTATTGGTATAGGTTATAGAAGATGAAGATGTATGTGTTTTAATACACTTATAAACATCCCATCCGTCTACCGCACTATTGTTTCTCACCATTACGATATCAATATACCGCGTGCCGCTTGTAAGGGCTTCGTCATTTCTGTACGTTACCCCGGTTGTCCATTCGGAATCCCGTATGATACAGCCCTGTATTCCTTGTACGCCCTGATCTCCCTTATCTCCTTTGTCCCCCTTTTCACCATCATCACCCTTGTCGCCTTTTTCTCCGGTATCGCCCTTCTCAGCCCATACGTCATATTCGGCTGTATTCACTTCACCCGTCAAGCAGTAACCGCCATCGCTGAACGTGAACCGGTTGCCGGCATTATCCGTCCAACACCATAAGGGAGGATTCGTAGTGGATGCCTTGGCTACATAAGAGCCGCCACCCATCGAAACGACACCCATCTTGGGAACGACCATTCCGGTCTTGAACTGCCCCATCTGGGTGTAACCCTGTCCATCCACGCCATCCTGAATCATCGGCACGCTCTCTATATCAACCAATACACCTTTCGCATCATAGAATGAAAATATGATTTTGGAAGAAATGGATGAAGAAGGAATAGAGGCACCATTACTGGTACTGATTTCAGAACCGTTATCTATGGCGTATTTCAAGGTTCCATCCGTAGTGACTTCCGAAACACCGCCAACTGTTTTCATCCTCGTTGCAGAAATCCCGGAAACGGAATACGTACCGTCTTTCTTCTTCACAATATTGCTCGCCGAAGTGACCAGACTATACAATACCGCAGCATTCTTACCGCCACGTACACCGGCAAGCGTGAACTTGAGTACACGTGACTGTTCCACACCGTCAGCCATAGCCTTCACGGTAATTGATATCTCAGTACGGTCAGCAAGAGCCGTTCCTTTCGCTACAGATAATGTAATATCACCCGTAGACAAGTCATAAGAGGATGTTACACCTGTCACGCTCTGCACGGATATGGAGGAAAGGGAAAGCTTTGTTGCTCCGTTCCACATGGATGCTGTTGTCGTAATTGACACCTCATCCACAGTTTTCCCATTTTCGTCCAATGCAGCATTATCCATCTGGTTATCCAAGTCGGCACTGATCGCATTGAACGAATGGTTAGCCCACGGTTCGGGAGTAGAGAAAGCACCCCATATACCGTCCTTCTTTGTCCTTTTGCTTACCCATTCATAGGGTATGCTTGCCGACACACCTACAGGATCATCATTCCAGCCGGAAGGCACATAATCGTCAGTCTGTGATGTTTCCGGAGTGGAAGGTCTTGTATTCGTTGTGGTGTTCGTGAAGATAAACTCATGATCTTTCGCATCCCTTCCGTCTTTTCCGCTTTGGACAAGAAGTTCATATTCGTCGGTATTTATCTCGCCTGTAAGACAATATCCGCCATCGTTGAAAGTAAACCGATTGCCGGCATTGTCCGTCCAGCACCATAAGGGAGGATTCGTAGTAGCCACCTTGGAAAGGAATGAACTTCCTCCCATTGTAACGATACTCATTTTGGGAACAACCAAGCCGGAATACCACGGACCGCTATTGGTCACGCTCACACCGTCCTTTCCTGGTGCCCCCGGTGCTCCCGTATCACCTTTAGAAGCAATCTCCAGCCAATCGCCGTTAGATCCCGGTGCAGCAGACGAACCATCCTCATTGATACACGCCCACATGCTTCCGTTATAAGACAAGCTATCGTAGTAATCGTAATGTACGCCAGGTATATAGCCTTCCTCACGGAAATTCAAAGTCTGTACAGGTGTTCCGTCTGGCTTTATCTGCTTGATAATACCTGTCATATATATATTATTCAGATACATGGAGTAACCATCCATGTTCAACCCGAATATATTCAGATTGGAAAGGTCGCCATATTGTAGGGCGACATTGGAGGCGGAGATCTCCCATGTATTCTGCTTCCACAACATACGGGTGTAAGTCCTTGTTTCATAGACTGAGGTCTGGCGCTCCGTATTAGTGAAGCTGCCGTATGCCACGAAAGTCATCATCTCAAAAGGGTCGAAAGAAGAAGGCCACGATGAAGATGTAGGACGCAACTGGTACTTAAATGTTTCGTTTCTTTCACCTGTAACTTCTGTAATCGTGAAATAGACCGTACAGAATCCGGCAAAACGTCTGTTGCCCTTTCCATCGTCGTAATCCTCCGTAGCGTTCCCGGTGATGTTATGATAGATACCCATACAGATATCACCTACTGCGACAGCTCCGATCTCACCATCTTCCAGCTTAAGTGTACATGTCTTGGTCCCTGTATCTACTGTTTCTATAATGCCGGCTCCGGGCGCACGCCACTTGTCGCCCAGCGTGACCATCACACGATTGTATCTTAATTCGGGAACTTCGAGAAACCGGCGGATAAACATGCTCTCAAACTCCCCATGTCCTGTATCGAATATCTTGGCTCCGAATCCGGTTAAGCCGCTTGCAAAACCATTCTTTCCGAAAACAGCACCGGCAAACATACTGAGAAGAAATTTAGTGGAATCCGCCACGTCCTTCCGCAAGAATATCTCTTTCAGCTTCTCCGCACTGTTCTCTATCTCAGTCATTACACGCAATGCGCTCATCACATCCTCATCGGTGTAGGTGACATCCTTGTCACCCTGCTTTACGATGCGGTTTATCAGATTTCCTGCTATCTTAAGACCTTTGAGGAAGTTTATTATACCTTGCGCATCATCATCGTTCAATGCGGAAAGGAACCAGTTTTGTACAGGTGTGTCCTTATCCAGCGTGTATGCAGAGTTGGCGTGATCGGCGTTGGTGACATCGCCCCCTCCGCCACCACTGCCGCCACCGCCGTTCTGCTTTATCTCTTCAACCTCAATGGAGATCTTGCTAAAGTTGCTGTTGATGCGGTCTGCCGTTTCGCTCCAAGTTCCTGTTTTGTTTATTGTATTAAGCTCCATATATCCTGTTCCACTTTTACCATTCCGCATCCGGATGCACTTCAACGGACAGATGATTCATTATTCTGATGATTAGGTCTCGTATCATAATATATATTTTGAGTGTTACTGATAACTTTCCGGGTTACTCTACCAGGGTTGTAATTTCAAAAGGGTTGCCTACAGCCGCTTTGACAGCGCGTATTATCAATGCAAAGTTCTCCTCATCTACAGGCGTACACAATTGTTCCCTGTAATCTCCCCCTCCTTGAGATATTCTATAGCTACAGTCTGCGATATCAAGATTGTATATTTTCGCCATAAACGACTGGAATAAAGTTGCGGCAACCAAATATCTTGTTATGCCAAAATCCGCATGAATGGTATCACGAGTAAAGTCATTCTTGTTCTTCCAGTTCGCCACGTTGTTCATAAACGGATAAGTATCAGAAACGGTAGTCAAATCGGTAATAGTTTCAGCCTCCTGAATAGTTGGGATTGCAGGTGAAGCGGAAGCATAATTTGTAGACTGTCTTAGTTGTGTGACAGTTCTTGCATTCTGAACCGCTGTTCCGGATGGAATGATGAATTTGACATCCGGGCAATTGGATATGCAGTCCTTGTAGTTTTTGGCAATATTACGCCACATACCCAATTGTCTTTCCTTTTGGTTGTTTCCATAACTCAACCAGTGATCATCATCTGCACCATTGGGGCCGTGCGACTCGGAGATTGTATGATAAATGCTGAACGCCCAAGTCATGTTCATACAGAATACAGGATTACTATAGAGACAGGCTTTTTTACACAAGTCGATCAATTCTTGTACTATGTTCCTTGTTATTTGTCCATCTTCTCCTTTTTCCCAAAAAGAGGATTGGTCCTCATAAGGGGATTGATAAGCCCCGTTTTGCATGATGATGAAGTCCCACGCTTCATCAGCCAACAACCAGTCCATCAAGACTGTGTCATTTGCCGGTGCAGGTTCCCCTTCATCCGTTATATCAGAATCAGGCTCGCTGGACCATTTTCCTGTCGTACCGTTATATTGTTCCCATGTCGTTGCCTGATATTTCCATTTATAATACGTAACTCCCTTATTTCCTTGAAACCTTTTCAAAAAAACATCTAAAGTGGCTGCACCTATATAAGCATTTCCCAAAATTACATTTTTGCCAAATGAAGCACAAATGTTACCTACTTCTCTGACTGTATCCACACCGAAGGATGATCCGATAAAAAGAACTTTCAGCGCTTCTTTATAGGACTGATCTTTATGTTCCATAGATTCCAACCTTTCATTCAAATCCTTGATATTGGCTTCGGTCTCATCCCTGTTTTTCTCAACTTTCTGATCCAGTTCGGATATCTGACCTTTAAGCCCGGTCTGAATATAGGGAATACCATATATTTTTAAAGATTTCATCCATTGTTCCTGATTATCCTCTGTTATTGAAGCTATACCTATATGTAGTCCTAATACTGTAGCACCATCCGGTTTAAGATACCCCCTGTCCTTTCCTGATGTTCCACTTACCGTAGCAGTAATCTGGTTGCCATCAGAGCCAAAGAATTTCCATGTTCCCATGAAAATATTTGCATCTTCCGCATTTTTCAGATAAAGAAGTGTACCGTTCTCTATGCTGGATACATCAATCCTGCTATAAGCGTTATTTGTGGCATTGGAGATAGGATTGTCTCCCAACGTATTACCCACATAAGCATGTTTGAGCAATATTTCAAGAGTATTGCAAGGCAAATAAGGCAATTCCACACCTTCCGAAAGAGATTTGAGTTCATTTGACGTGTTATTTGCAATCTCCTTGGCCTCTTCTGCTATTTCTTTGGATTTGTTTATTTCTGTATAGGTTTCTTGTACATAATCAATTACAGGCTTATAATACAATCCCAGAATACTATATCCGGAAACGGCATTTATCTTTTCGGTTGAAGCATGTATATACATATATTTCGCAGTACCTTGAACCTGTATTTGATACCCACTATCAGCGTATCCTGATTCAACATGATCACCTTCGGCATTTGTAAACTTAACAACCAAGCCCAAATCGGCAAGTCTGACTTGATTGTGATTGGTATCTATGACACTTATCACAAATCCAGTTGGAATATCAACGTCTAGAGCTTGTTTAAATCTTAAGTAACCTTCTGTGGAATTAGGATAAATAGATTGTCCCGTACCTACCCATTGTCCGATTTCAAAATCAGATAATTTAAAAACATATCCATTGATTTCAATTTCTAATTCGGAAAGTTCTGCTGTAAGATTCTTGCGTGTTTTGGGGTTGACCACCGCATCTGTTATGGTAGCCGGGTAAATGGTTTGGCCACCCTTGGTCAGCTTATATATTTTTGCCATAATAAATCTCCTATATTTTTAGATTAGTAACTGTTTCTTCTTCCTCTTCCGGTGGCAAAGGAGGTACAAAATCACTCAGCACATCTTCATATTCATTATCCGACAATGGGAACGCCTGGATCGCATTATATGCGGCATAATCGGGATAAGATGTTATTTCCACCGTGCTTTCATCGGTTTTCCCGGTAGTCAGTACGATTCCTGTATCTTCAACGGAAACAAGGTTGCAGATGCCATCCTGAAAGTCGGAATCGGATATGAAGTATTCACGTTTTACCTTCAGCATACCGGGAGAAAAACAGGGGTTGTCAAAAGCGACAAGCAGGTTGCCGTCTTCCATGCGGCTGCAACCCACATACTCATGCCCGTCAAAGGAGGCTATGAACTTTCCCTTGAACGGATTGAAGTAAGTAAACCGGAAAGGAGTATTCACATCCCCGTTCAAGTTCTTCTCTATGATCTTAAAATCGGACTGATAATTGATTCTCATAACTATAATATTGATGTTACATCGTCTATCTCCTCGGCTGTCAGGTATCCGTTCAAGTCAACACTTCCGCCACCTCCTGTCG